ATTTTCGCCATCTGAGACATCAGGCCGATCACATGCTTGTACTGTGATTGCAACTGGTTGAACGAGAACCGTTTCGCCACCACAAACCGGGGGCCAGATTCGAGCGGGTTCGGAATGTAATCCACAACCAGTCCACGTTCGGGAAGGCAAACCCAGGTTCCCTCACTGTTGAAGTATTCGACCACCTGAAGTCCGTTGCCTGACTGGTTTTCCCAGCCGGAACGGTTCGGATTGGTCGAAATGATCCCACCCCGAGCGGCCCCGTTCTGCTCACCAACAATCTGCCGTTTAAACTGGGGGAACAGGGTGACCAGGGTGCGCTGCGGAACCAGACGGACAATAGCCATCTCTTCCGGCTGCTGGGATGGCCCCCAATTGCCAGGATAGCAGTCGTAAGGGTCACGCAGTTCGGCGAACGGATACGGGTTGCCGGCACGGTCCCGTTTCTCTTTAATCGTCCACACAGCAAAACCGTAACCGGGCAGCCACCGACCCACCTGTGGCAACTGCATTTCCATCTGACAGATTTCGTCGTACCCCTCTACGATGCGTTCCCGCTTGGTGGCACGTTTCCGTTGCGGCTCAGAGTCGCGGTCCCCTGGCGGGTCACATCTGACGTTGGGGGTGTTGCCCAACTTTTGTGCCAGCCGTTCTACACCGGAAGCCAACAGGTTGGGGGCGGGGATATCCTCGCCGATCCCTTTCACCTTATCCCCAAGCAGCGCCCTAATACCGTCGGTGCCGCCATCCATGATGGCACGAATCCGAGTCCTATCCCCCGAAGATATGGTTGTGCTCCCCTGCAACTCCTCAACCCTGCCCAAAATCTCACGGTAGGGGAGCGGCCCGACCTGCTTCTCAGTGTAGGCGAGTGTTGTCACCACGGCACCTCAGTCATCGTGGACATGTTGTAGTCTGCGAAAATGGGGGAATAGTCCAGTTCCACTTCGGGGGCGAAATCTGTTGCCCAGCGGCGAATCACTTTCTGCGGAAACCAGGATGCCATCAGCATGTCCATTTTCGGACCCCTCCCCACCTGTGGTGCCGGCCTAACACCGGCAGCGAACAGTTTCGCCTGTCCGATGAGCACATCCGTTTTCGCTTTCGCATCCGTATCCCCGTAAGGCAAATCCACTTTGGTCAGTTCGACAGCAGAACCGTCCCGCTCCTCACGCCACACGGTCTGCCCGTACAGGCGTCCCATCGCCCCCACCCCAAAATCGGGATCCTGCTTGTTGTACCCTTGCGTTTCGTGCCCCTCGAGGACGATCCCATGTTCGGCGGCGAACAGGCGAACCCTGTCGTCCCGCCGTATCGCACGCTGAAAGCCGTTCTCTTCGATCACCCAATGCAAGCAGCGGTACTTGTCGAACCACCGTTTCAGCATGTCGTATGCGCCCTGAATCCCGCCACCCGCGGTGGAGTCGGAGTCGATCATGTAGAGACGCTGCGACATCACATCGTAACCCCACAGGAACGATGCCTGCCAGCCCCTATCCGCCGGATCCAACCCTGCGACAAGCCTAAGATTGGCGGGATACTCGCCGATCTTGCGAAGGGAGCGGCACCGTTTCATCTCCTCAATGTCAAAGGTTTTCGCAAGTTGGTCTGCGGAGACAATGTTCTGGTACACCATTTGGAAGCGGGCACCCAAACTTTTGTTCTCAAAGTCGCGTTCAATCTCGCGGAACCACTTGTAATCGTTGATCTGCGGAAACAGCATACAGTCCGCATGAACGGTGGGATCTTCGGTGGACAGATCGCACATCGGGTCGTGAGCCTGCTCCACAATCGACTCCCAACCCTCATCCTCAATCAGATAGTGGCTCAAATCGTCGGGATCTTGCCGGGAGCCGATGTAAACGAATCCGGTGCGCCGCATCTTGCGGGAACCAACAGTCTGTGCCATCCAAATGCGGGTCCGCTCCCGAGGTGTCGGCTGCGCCGTAGATTCGTCATCCTCAATGTCGTCGCAGATGATGAAATCGAAATCCAACGACAGCACACGGCTACCCCGACCCAAAGCGATCATCGTAGGCGTTTTCAGCACCCTCGTACGGGTCGCAATCGTGATCTGATCGTTCGCCCAAAACTTGCCCGACCCCCTAGTGGGCTTCCAATCCACCCCTGGCGGAAGATAGGCGGCACGCAACGGGCCGTTCGTCTCAAACTCCTGTTTGATCGACGCCAACCAGCGAACAGCCATGTCCGTGTTAGAGGCGATCCAGCCGACACGCACATTCGGATTGCGAACAATCTCCCAAATACAGAAGTGGATCAGCAACTGCGACTTCCCATGCCGAGGTGGCGAAAGGATTTGTAGGCGGGAGCCGTTGTAGATGGCTCGCAGAATCGCTTTGATCCAGCGGCGCTGAAAGTCTGGTACCAGATAGTCGTGACCGTCCTCATCCTCAAAGAACCTTGTCCTCCACCCGGAGAAAGCGGCCACCATCTGATCCAAAAAGATGTCAAACTCGGGTGTGCCCCTGTCCGGCACCTCATCATCCGGTGGGCCAAGCAGCGACTGCGCATCATCGGACAGCGACCACAGTTGCCGCTTCTGCTCCAACGCCAAATCCTCTTTCAACGCTGCGACCAGACGGCCCACATTCGTCGGAGAGGTTTCCAGAAAGTCGGAAGCGTCCCGCATCGACATGACACCGGCAAGCACAGCGCCCGACACTTCGGGCATGTTCACAAACTTGTCGTACAGCGGACCCCGACGGGGCTGAAGATGGCGGACAGCTTCGATCTCTTTGACAGGAGCCTTGCCGCCCGCCTTGCCGGCCCGATACTTCTGTGCGGACGACCTCTGCTGACATGTGTCGGAGCAGAACCGGCGGCGGTTCGGAGGAAGGATTTTTCCACAACTAAACGCCGCACAGATGCGCGGTTCTGTCATGCTGTGTATTATATCACATCAGACAGGTTTTGTCAAGGGGGTTGTTAGACGGCGACCACCAGTTTCACCCACGCAGAAAACTCGTACTCTCTGGCGTGACGTTCGCAACAGAAATCGCCGACCTCGAAGGAGTGGTACAGCACCCTGTGGGTTGGTGTGCGGTCACATCCCCATCTTGAGCAGAGCCGCAGTTTCGCTTTCTGCCGGTAGAAACACGGTTTTCCGTTCGGGTTCGCAAGTAGCAACATTTCCTGGTCGGTCATCGTTCCCCCTTTTTCACACCACTGACCACAAACTCTGACACAAAGGTAGTCTGAGCAAGGCTGATCCGAGAGGCATACCCGTCGAACCAGATCCCCTTGGGTGGCAGGCTGCTATGCCACGAAACCAGCATTGGCACCCCCAGGCCCCCCAAGAAGGGGCCAACACTGGGCAACAGTTCCGCCTCGTACCCTTCAACATCCACTTTGACCAAGGCCGGTATTCTGCCGTTCAGAATGTGTTCCAAAGTCCAGCAGGAAACCCCCACCCCCGGACCAACCCTTGTCATAGAATCGCCAAGAAATCCGTAAGGGGTGAGACATATTTCGCCGTTGAACGGGGCGCACGCCCCCTCCCAAATCTCAACCTCACCTTTGCCAGCCACCCGACGTTTCAGTTCTCTCACTGCCATCGGATCTGGTTCGACGGCGATCACGGTCGCCCCCAACTCTAAAGCCCATAGCACTACAGGGCCAATCCAGGCACCAATGTCCACGAACAGGCTGCCAGGTTTCAGAAAATGCTGCAACTGCGCCCTGGTATGGGGTTCCCATTTGCTATCCGTGTAGGTTGCCCAAAAATGATCCCAGAAACCTTCACACCGGGGGTTGATTTCAGCGGATTCCGACATACCGTTCCTCCATTTCGCACATCTTCATCAACGAATGTGTCATCACATCCTCCCGGCAGATGTTGCAGATTCGGTAATCAAAGTCTGGTCCTATCCGAATCGCATCATGCTCCGCCTTCCGACGACCCCCACGATAGTCGTAGTACGCTCGCTGCCGCACCGTGTGAGCGCCACGGCACACGTCGCAGCGGCATCGGCAGCGGCGGTACATCAGTTCCGACCCGTGCTCAGGATTCTCTACCTTAGTGCGTCCCACCGGCCAGCCTCCTCCACTGTTCTGAAAACGGGTGAGATCGGATCTGTGGACCCGCCACAGCCGGGGCACGCCATCACCCAAAAGTAGGCGCCCGGCTTCCACCGCAACATCGGTTCCATCTTTCGCAAACAGAAACAGGACACCTTCGACCCGGCCAACGCCGTCATTGTCGCATCCTTCCATCTTGGGGCAGAAAACACATCATACCACTTTTTCCCCCAGAGTGTGCTAGTATGGGGCCATGGTGGACAAAGAACTTTTCGACACCAGCCGCAACCTTGTCGCCGACTTCAACCGGCAGTATGTCGAGTGGGCGTGCCCGCTCTGCCGGATCGTCCTGTTCCGGTACGAATGGGAGGACAACTGGGGCGACGACGCTTTCGTAAAAATCCGTGACCACGTTGAGGGGGAACATCTGATGGAGTTGACACAGTTCAACCGGATGTGCCGACTGTTGAGCAAACGGTGACCAGTCTGCCCGAACCCCGGTTCTGTCACAATCCGATGCCACCACCCGCCGGGCCGCCATGCGGACGGGAAATGGTTGTGGCCCAAACTCGACACGGCACATTCTGGTATTGTGCGGTGTGTGACAGGAGATTCCCATGACACCCCATTTCAAAGATTGGCGCAAAGACACGGTACGCCGTCTCAAGCCGGAAGGGCCACCCCCGACACGGCAGCAGCAGCGGCTCATCCGCACCTACGCTTCGGAGATCGGCCAGAACCCCACCATGCCTGACACCGCAGATGAGGCTGCTATCCTGTTGGCTCGGCTGATCCGCATTTGGACAAGGAGACAGATATGACTGCTGCCGCTGTGGACCGGGCCATCGAACAGTGCGCCGCAGCCATACTCGAACATTGGGATCGCACCGACTCCATGCCCGTTAAAGGGATGATCGTGTTCGAAGTGTTAGACGGCGACGGGGACCGCAACATCGGCTGGGCGTCATCGTCGTCAATGCAGGTGTGGGAGATTGCGGGCATGTTGCAAACAGTCCGCGACTTCCACCAGTCGGCGGTCGGCCAACTTCTCAACCACAGTTTGGACATAGACGACGACGAAGAAGAGCCCCTCTGACAATTGTCACACAAACC